CGTGGGGACTTGGTTATCATGTCCTTTCCGGTCAAACCACGGAGCCGGAAGTATGGGCAAAGCTCGATGAACTGATTTCCAGCGAATTTGTTCATCCGTCTGAGAATATCCTGAAAATAGTCTCAACCTTCATTGATTCGCGCTATCGTGGCGATTTCGTCTACAAATTCACGCAGCAACGTCAATCAAGGCGAGTATTCCCGATTATCGGATCAACGGTTCTCGGCAAAACAATCGTATCAAGTCCGAAGAAAAGCGGGCGGAATCGCATCTTTGAGATCGGAACGCATGAAGCTAAAAGCCTGATTTATCAACGGTCACATCTTCGCCGCGATCCTAAATCTTCCGAAATTCCCAACGGTTACATGCACTTCCCGCAGGGTTTAGGCTATCACGAGAAGTATTTCCAAATGCTGCTTTGTGAGGAAGTCGAATTAAAGAAGGCGAGCGACGGCGACTATTATCAATTCTTCTCCAACCCGGACAGGCTACGAAATGAGCCGCTCGACTTGAGGGTTTACGCGATGGCTGCTGCAATGTCGCTCAATCCGGCATACAAGAAAATAGCCGCGAAATACGCCAAAAAAGCCGAAAACAACGGAGAAGAACCGCCAGAAAACGCTAACAAAGGCAGAAATTACGTTTTAGACTGATTTTTTGTGCTAAAGTTAGAGCATGAGTTTTCCTTCAAGCGCCTACGCGGGCGACACTCTTACATGGACCGATTCCGAATTTACTTCAGGATCAACAGTCACGGCTGTTCTGAAGCATCTGGCGACTGGAACGGTGATTAGTTCAATCGGCGTGGAGTCCGGCAGTGTTTGGACGTTTACATTTGCGAGCCAAGAAACAGCGACGGCCCCGGCTGGCAATTATCAGGTTTCCACGATTGAACTTTTTTCTTCAGGTTCTCGCGAAACGACGCAAGGCGGAATAATGGAAATGCTTGAGCCGGTAGACCGCTCCCCGGTAGAAACTCACGCCGCTAGAATGGTCAGACTGCTTGAGGCTCATTTGGAAGGCCGCTTAGACGAAGAAGGCGGGCGCGGTATTGAGTCCTACACAATCGGCGGTGTTCCTATTACGAAGATTTCGCACATGGACGCTAGAGAGTTGCTTGTCGGCTATCGCCGAGACCTTGCCAATGAAGACCAAAAGCGACGTATTGCGATGGGCCTCGGAACAGGTCGCAGAATTTTAACCACTTTTGAATAATGGCATTATTTAATCTATTTAAGAAGAAATCCGCTCGCAGTTTCGACGCTGCAAAAGGAACACGCTACACCGCTGACTGGGTTGCTCGCCGTGGGACAGGAGACAGTCATCTGAAAACTGATATTGTGTCTCTGCGTGAACGAGCGCGTGACTTAGAGCGCAACGAAGGATACGCGGAAAGCCTCTTTATTGAGCTTGAATCTAACATCATCGGTGAGAAGGGGATTCAGCTAAAGCCAATGGCGATGAAGTCCGATATGCGGGCCGCTGGCGGTATCGCTCCGAAGCTTGACGTTTCCGCCTGTGAAAAGATCGCGCAAGCTTGGTCTGACTATTCAAAGAAAGGTAAATTCGACGTTACGCGCCAATTCTCACGGCCTGAGTTTGAGCGGCTCGTCATACGGTCAGTCGCTCGCGACGGCGGTTTTCTGGTTCGATCTGTCGATGGCTTTCCTAACAATGATTACCGTCACGCCGTCCAAGGATGGGAGATTGATGCGCTAAATCCACGATTCACCGATAATAAGCGACGCATTCATATGGGCATTGAACATGACGAGTGGGATTCGCCGATTGCTTACCATCTTGAGACGAAAAGCTCAAAAGACAATAGCTATTCAAGATCCGAGACTGAGCGGTTTCCGGCTGAGGAAATGTTGCATCTTTTCATGTCGAAGCGCCTGACTCAATCTCATGGCTTTTCATGGCTTGCTCCTGTTATGACTCGTTTGCGGCATCTCGGCAAATACGAAGAATCAGAAGTGATTGCGGCCCGCGTCCAATCAAACAAGCAGGGATTCATTGAGATCGAAGGTGATGCTCAATATACCGGAGACGAGGACGAAAATGGAAATGTTATCATGGGGAGCGCTCCCGGCGAATGGGAGAGGCTGCCGGCAGGAGCGAAAGCGCATCTGATCGACCCGACGCACCCTAACGGCAATTACCCCGACTTTCGCAAAGCGATTCTGCGCGGTGTCTGCGCCGGTATCTACGTCAATTACAACACGCTGGCGAAAGACCTTGAAGGAGTTTCCTACTCTTCCATCCGTCAGGGTGTCCTTTCTGAGCGTGACATCTGGCGCGTGATCCAGTCATGGTTTATAGACGAGTTTGAAGCGCCGACGTATGAACGCTGGTTGAAAATGGCCCTGACAACCGGACAAATCGAAGGGTTGTCTCTTCGCGATCTGAGCCGAGTCTGTCACGCTGAGTTTTCCGGCAGAACGTGGAACTGGGTCGATCCGCTTAAGGATATTCAGGCCGCACGCGAGGAGATCGCGCTGAATCTTAACTCTCGCCAGGGCATTGCTCGCGACAAGGGCAAGGACTTCGCTAAGATCGTGGAGCAAAACAAGTCAGACAATGAGATGCTTGAGAAGGCTGGGCTGAATACGTCCACTGAGAAGCAACCGAAGAACAATCAGCCTGAGCCTGCGCAAGATGCTGATGATTAATTTGGCCTTGGCGGAATGTTGGCCCGTGTTTCGCTGTTTTGTCCGGTCGGATTCCAAATCCGGCAAAGGTTAACGGGCCTCCATTAACTAAGTGTATCGTGCTAGGCTTAACGCTTTCTGCCTGAGTGCCTCTTGGCTGCTTTAGCCAATCTCGGGATCGAATATTTGTCCATGTCGGCAGCTACTACCCTCATAGCTGCGTTGATTGCCGGTTGAATGACCTCGTATATCATTCCTTCCTGAGCCTTGTTTATTGTCATAGTGACAATGGGATTTATTCCGGGTTTCGCCTTGGTCGCGCTTACGTGGCTCATGTTTTTTTTGAAATTCGCCTTGAGCCTTATGTTTGCGCCAAGATGATCCGCCATAGTTAAGCACATCGCCCTTGCATAGCCGCCTGACCTTTTTCTGCTGTTATATATCTTGTCGGCTAACTTCTTGTTTCCCTGACCTTTTACTGCCTTTCCGAATCTGGTCATTAACGATTTCCCGTTCTTCCTGCTTTTCCCTCCTGCCGCTAATGCGTGGAATAAGGGGGAGCCTTGCCCGTAGAATCGAGAAGGATCAATAGCCGAAGCAAGCTGAGCCGCCGCCTGAAATCCTAAGTCTATCCCTTTCTTGTTGAGGATGTCCGAAAGCTCCATAGATTGCGCCTCTTGATAATCCCTTAGCGCCCTTGTAAACTCTGCATCTTCAAACGTCAGTGAAATGTAGTCACTCATCCCCTAACAATACAGCAAGCAGACTCTTGAATCTACCGCAATCAGTGCTTTTCATGTTGAAAATAATGTATTGTTTTTTCAACGAATCGGAATGGATCAATCAGACTCCGCTTAAAAACTCCTCGGCATGATCGCCTAGAACGCCTTCTGCGAGCTTCTGAGCGTTCCGACCGGGCGGCAGCAGTTTTACGCCTCCTTCATGTAACGCGAGGTTACGAAGCTGCAAGCCGACCGCTAAAGGCAAGCTGCACGCCTCATCCCACGACATCGGGACAACGGAAGCAATCAAGGCGACGTATTCCGCCGTTGTCCCAACTACTCCCCCAGGCTCTGACCGCTTCCGCCTTTTCCGCTGCTGTCAGTTTCTGCTGTCACGGTGAAAACGTCGTCAATAATGTTGCCGAAGGTTTCCATCAGTTCTCCGTAGATTCGAGATCCGACGTTTCCGCCGTTGTTACTCCACCATTCCAGCGCCTCTTCTACGGCCCCAGAAGGCTTTCTAACGGCTTTGAATGCAGCGTGCTTGCCCTGAGAGCATAGCCAGACGATAGAGACGGCATCGGCAAACATTCCGTCGTAACTGCCTGTCTCGGTCAGCTGATCGGCCAGCTTGTAGAATGACGGCGAACAACAATGAACGCCCATCGACTCGGCTGCAACTTGTCGCGTTTTGTCGAAAGCGTTAAGCTTCTCGCCGTTGAACTCATAAGACTGCGAGCGCATCGCCACAAAGTCAGGCGTCAGTTCTTTCTTCTCTGCCTCTAAATCATCCATGCAAAATGATTCCTTTGCCTTCTTCGTTTTTGCTTTTGCCATTTTATTGGTTTGTTATGCCCATCTCCGAAGTAATTCGCGTGTTTGCTTTCCTTTTGGAATGATGAGCGGGTAAGGGTTGTTTTCTCTTTCGATTCGAATTGATGGACGTGCCGCTTTCCATGCGTTTTTAAGTTCAAGGTAATTTGCGATAAATGCCTTAATCCAAGCAAACATGGCTGGCTCCCAACACGACTTAAGGCTGTTAGCGATCTTGACTCGATTCGCGAATGTTCCGGCCCGCATTTGGCCCGGCAACTTATCAAGCAATTCTGCGGCAAACGTTTCTTCATCGCTCACCTTTGGCGAATCAACGCTGAACTCGTTTCGGCTGAATCGGCGAATGTTAGCAAAGGCGCAATTCAACGCCAATGCTTCAAGATCATCTGCGATCTCCAGCCATGTTTTAGCGTCTCGGCAATTCCTCAATCGCCCGTCGAGGTCTGCGTATTCGCTCAAGTCCTGATCCGGGTTGTCCCAGACTTTTGCCAGATTGATCGGCCCGTATCCGTTAGACTCGCTCAGATAATAGAATACCTTGCCCGGTTCGTCAGGATCATATTTCTGATCTTTGGAATACGTGTTAGATATTCCCTTTGACCCTTTCTCCAACTCGATGCCGGCCGTTGCACAAGCGGCAACAAACTTGAGGCATCCCGTCGGGATAATCGCATGATTCATTCTCTTTTTGTCAGTGTGTCGATTCTAATGCGACGTGAAGACAAAAATTAAGCAATATCAGGATGACGGGTGAAAGATGCGCTTGCGCTCATAAGAGATCCGCGACTTGCTGAAAGGCTAAAGGTGTCCATATACCAGCCGCCTGCTGCCGTTCCGTAGCCGTCAACTGCATTTGCAATGGTTTCGTCGGTCGCAAACGCAAAGCCTCCAACAATGTCGAGAGTTGCCGTGTTCACTTCTCCTGAAATCGTGCAGGAGCTGGAAGGATTAAAGTTGCTGACAAATCCGGTATTCGATCCGGCTTTGCTTTCAATGTATTCCTTTGGATCTTCAAAGCTTTGCTCGAAAGATTCGATATTGATTGCGGCTTCCGCTTCTGGAACTCCTTTAATAAAGTTCGCGGCTGATGTATATGCTGGCGTTGGCATGGCTTAATAGGGTTGGATTGAAGCTGATAAAGTGTAAGTGATAAGGCGGTCTTTTTCGTTTTCCGCTGAACGTCCAGCCTGTAAAACGTCTACCGGCTGACCTTTTGGCATGGCATAGCGTTTGTTGCTGTATTCTGAAAGTGTGATTTTCGCGTTTCGCGCATTGCCTAGCATTTGGCGCATTATTTCGCGTTCGTGATGTTCAAGGTTTCTGGCCTCGATTTCGATGTTTACTGTAAAAATGTTAGTGCCGATCGGATCTTCTCCTTCTGAGTCTACTTTGATTCCGATTGATTTCTGCCCCCGCTCTGATGGATCGCTCCATGATGACAGGGTAACGTCCGGGAAGGCGTCTCTAAAAACGTCCTTTAAAGCCTGCTCAACTCTGGTTTCCAGTTCTGGCGTGGTGTTAATCATTCTCAAGCGTGATGGTGTAGATAGTGCCTCCTATATTATCAATGTCTGTTATTGCGTATCGGCGCGATTGGATTGTTACCTCAAAGCTAAACTCGGGCTTTCTTTCGGCCCTGAATGTTGCCGTGATCTCCTCTTGAATGTCGTCGGCTCCGTAGTCGCTGGCCTCTTGCGTTTCTGTTTCTCTTTGGATGAATGCCCGGATCGGCTCGTCTTCAATAAAGATGATTTCGCCTCGCAGGCCGATCAGGTCGAGTAATGCGGCTTGTTGATCCTGGTCAACGTAGTTCATCGGGTTGTGTAGACGCCCAGAAGACTTCTAATCTCATCTTTGATGTCTTCGGCTTTCTCTTTGTCGTCCTTTACAAAAGCTTCCCATTCCTTAGCTCGATCCCTTACGATGGTTTCGACGCTATGAAGGCTACCCTTGATCCGAATTGCACGATCAGTAAGGGGAGGGGCTGAACGCTCAACCCCTCCCTTATCTGAATCTTTGCCTGTTGGCTTTTGGCCCATGTTAGGAAACGAGGGAGTAAGTAACGGTGACGCCGGTATTGTCGCCTCCGCCGGTTTCGACGGCCTGATTGACAAGGATGTATTCTCCGGCTCCTTGCGGAATGTCGAAGTAGAACGTCACGGCATCAGCGCCGGGAGTGTTTACGCCTGTAAGGGTGTAAGTCTGCCCGGGGTTGCTGGTTGCCGTTGCGCTGGTAGCGCCGTCCTCAAGGGTAAAGACGATAGTCTTCGTGTCCACGAGTGCGGGAGTTTCGGGAACATCCACGCGAAGCTTAAGCCCCTCGCGATGTGGTCCTTCACCTCCGATGTAGATTTCATCCGTATCGTTGTTCGCTGCCGCTGCCGGAAGCGCTTTAGTCACTTGAGAAAGCACGTCAACGAGGTTTCTGCGGTTTGGAATATTGCTCATAATGGTAATCTGTTAGGAATTAAACGGTCTCCGCGTTGCTGATGTTGTTCGTGTAGTAGAACGGGATGCCCTGATACTCTTCCGGCATTGGAACTGGTGCTCCGGTCGGGTGGTAAGCAGTCCGGCTGACCTGAACTTGTTCGCCAGAGCGATAAGTCAGGAAGATAGCGTTAGGATTCATGCCAAGCTCACGAGCCTGACGAAGTCCTTTAGCAAGGAGAGCATCGGTGAGACCCTTGTCGGTATCTGTTCCGATGTTCTTGATGCGAACGGCTGCGTTTTTGTTCGCAAGTCGCGGAGCAACGCGACCGCTGATGTAGTTGACCAATGCGCGAAGCTTCTTACCTGCTGCGGATTCAACCGTCTCTTCAATCCAGTCTGCACCGAAGTTGAGAGTCGTGTCGTTTCCATAAACATGGTCAAGCGATCCGGTGCCGAGTTCAAGAAACCAGACAGAGGTTTTCGCGGTTGATCCGGTCGCGTCAACAACGTGAGTCGCTGCGGTGGATGACTGCTTCAGAATGCCGGGAGCGGCTTTAGCGTCGGCTCCGCTTTGGGCGGTTCCAGCATACCAAGTCTGTGCTCCGATGTGCTGCATGACAGCTTTGGAAACGCTCATCGCTTCAGCCATGAGAACGCGGCCTGGATCTTTCGAGGCATTGAGAACGCCTTGAATATCAACCTGCATTGGCTCCTCAATCACTTGAGTCTGGTAGATTTTGCTGGCGAACGTTCCCTTCTTGGAAGTCGAACCTTCGTTAGCGTGACGGAATCCAACGGTAGGAGTTCCGGTCATCACTGAAAGCTCAACCGTTGCACCGCTGATAATATCAACAGGGAAAACGGAAACTTCTGGAGAGTGGATCGTAGTCTCGTCGATGATCGGAGTTCCGATACCTACGTCGAGCTTGGAAACGTCAGCGAGAGTAACAGCTCCAGCCATTGAACGATGAAACTTTGTCTCGTTTGATCCGATGTAGCTTCGCTCAATGCTTGGCTGATTGCCGTAGTCAGGAATCACGATCACGTTTCCACGGCTACCAAGAGCACGCTTGGCGGATTCGCTCCACTGAGTAAGCGTTGCGGCCTTGGTTCCGCGCTCTGCGGCCAGTGGCTCAGATGCACGCTCGGCAGGAACAAAAGCAGGGTGAGAAGCCTCAAGCCCATCAAGGATGGAACGCTTGAAGTCGTCAACGCTCACGTTACCGCGAACGGCTTTGGAGACTTCAGCGGAATCAACTTTGAACTTGGCTCCAAGCTCGCGGATCTCTTCGCGCCGCTCAACTTCATCGTTGACTCGCTGGGCTGCGATGCGCTGAATGTCCGCCTCAGATGGGGCGGGCGATGCGCTGCGCTTTTCGGCTGCGTCCTGTTTAGGTGGCTCAATCGAGCGGGCGACATCAGCCGCTGGAGCGGGCGCATCACCATTACGCGCTTCAAGAACGTCATTGTCCTCAGCACGGGCTTGGGTTTCTTGTGGTTTGCTCATGGCAATTTTAGTGGAAAGCTGCGCGGTGCGTTTGCCGAAAATGTCCTCGGCCCTTACTCCTGCGTTATCGTCTGCCGGGACAGAAACGATAGAAATTTCAAATGGCTCCCAATCGGTGACGCGATAGGTTTCAAGATCGCCGTTCCGAGACTCCATCTTGATGTCGTGAACGCGATAACCGACAGAAACCTTGCTGCGGATTCCGTCTTTCACGTCTTGGAATATCTCCTCTCCAAGAGCAGACTTTGAGAATCGCAGCGTTGCCTGTCCTGCGTTCTCGGAAATTGCGGCAGATTCAATCACGCCAATCTGCGACCTAGTATCGTGATCGGCCAGCAGTGGTGCGCCGTTGTTAAGGCGGCCCATTCTCACCGATGACGGCGAATGATCTAGGATCTCAACCCCAAACCACCGTTCGACTTGATCCGTCTCGGTTGAAAAGGTAACGTCGACGGTCCGCGCCTCTTCATTGATCGAGCCTGGACTGAATCCGAAAGATCGAGCTTGTGGCGCAAATGTCTGTTTTGACTCTGGCATTTAACCAGAATACTAACAAAACATGAAAAGCGCAAAGATTTTTTCTAATTCTGTTAGGACTAACGTTCAGCCCATTTCCTGACATCGCCCGAAATCGCGTCGAGTAGATCCTCTTTTTCCTCGTCGCTGAGTTTAGATTTCTTGATCCGTGCAGCCAAGTCGTCAAACATCGCGTTTTGCAATTCCAGCAACTCGCTAACGTCCGCCATTGTTCCTTCCAGCTTTTCGGCTTGCAGCTCTTTCACTCTGGCGTCCGCTGTCGTCTGCCTGATCCGCGCCTCTTCCAGCGTCATCATTTCGCCGGTATCTCTTGCCGCAACTGGCGACGGGACAAGTTGCAGGAGCGTCCGGCAGTCGTATAGCTTTGCCTGTTTCGGCCCATCTTGCGGAATCAATCCAAGCTGATCCGCCCGACGTTGCACTGTCGCCCGGTCTGCTCCCACGATTGAAGCAATCTTGTTCACCGATTCTAGCATTTTTTAAGATAGCACGTTATGTAAGTGAAATTGACGGCCCGTTGACTTTCCTTGGATTTGGAATCCTCGTGGACCCATTACAGTGCGGGACGGGCCAAGCCGCGCACTAGGACCAACTACCGACTCAGCACCTTGACGGTTACTGTCCACCGCCCGAAGTCTAAGCGCGTTTGCCCCGAAGGATTGCGGTCGCGCCACACACTCGATAGCAGTTCGCTGAGATTGGCTGTCAGGTTTTATCGGTAAAATCATAACAAGTCGATGGATGAGAACGGCTTTCAGCCGTCCATCATCTCAGCGTTATCCTCATGAAGACCAAGTGCCCACTTGATTTCTTCTTTATTAAACCCTTCTAGGGTTGCCATTAGTCGATTAATAAGCTTTATCGTAAACTCTTCTTCAGCGATTCCAAAATCAATGGCGAGAATCATTTCTAAAGCTGCATCCCAATCAACTTTATCAATTAAATCGCCGGATGAAATTTTTATATTTAGCGTTTTCATAAGTAAAATGGGAGAACAAACGGATGGACATCAACGCGATAAATCGCGTGAGTCATCCTGAGCGTTATGCGTAACAATCAGAGCAGACAGCAAGGCTACCCTCATGCTTCACGGGTTTTCGACAGCATTTGCACCGTCGCCTTCTTAGCCGCTTATGGAAGTCACTCAACTCCGACTCGCTGCCACGGTATCCAAACCGCGCATAACAAGTCAGAGCAGACAACCCCTGCCTCGCTTCGCTCGTTGTGGTGACTGTCTTCATGCGTTATTTTTGCTTATTTGTCGGTTTTATGTCAAACACGATTGACCTATTCATCAATTCGTTTGCGTAAATTTGGAACATTTATTTAGCGGAAATGTTGCTGTTCCCTCTGTTCAGTGTAAAACTTTCTCCCCGCATCGCTCGCATGTGTATTCGCAAGGATCGTTCGGCCAGCTCAGCTTCCATTCGTGGCCTTTGATGTCACATAGGCGACGTTTCACTTTTGCTTGTAGATCGCTTGTGTCGATCTCGTTTTCCTCCAATATCACCTTAGCTTCTTCGCTTGTCGGGAAAGGCACATCACCCGGCACTGAACAAGGCGAGGGACATAACCCGAGGAACGCACGGAGTTTTTCGATGCAGGCGCTTCTCGCAGCCTCTTTGTTTCTGTGTATCGTTTCCATATCTGTAATCGCGGATAACAAGTCAGTGGACTCAATCCGATAAATCGGATGAGTCACTTCGGTCGTTATCCGAAGAAAAATACCGTTTGCAGCTCGATGGTGGCATCGGCATCGTATCGTCGGCTTTCGCCCTTGGGGTATGGTTCCGCCGCGTAGCGGAGTGCGTCCAGCATCGCGGCACGTTGTTTCTTGTTTCCACATGCATAGACATATCGGTGTTTGCGGGGACGATCATCTAGGTAGAAGTCATCCCCATATTTTTCGCGCATCCATTCGGCGCGGTTTTTTTGTCCCCTGCTCTCATCCGCAACGGTCGCCCCGTGTAGATGTTCCCTGCCTTTGACTTTCCAGTCCGTGCGCTTTGCACTCAGTCCGGTATAGATGAAGTTAGTGGCTTGGTATATGTAACCGACGTGCCCTTGCTCCGTGTCCGCATAACTCACTACTAGCGACGGTTTCGGCAGCATCCGCAAGGATTGACCGACCAGCCGACTTGCCATGTTCTTTTCGCTCACACAGCAAAGCCGATTCAATTCTAGCACATGCTCCGACCACTCTTTTCCCGCGATACCAACGCGCAAAGATGAACTCACTGGCGTTCCATACGTGACCACCCCTTGAAGTTCACCCCCACGATAAGCCCCAAACGCATAGGACACGGGACACATTCGGCGGGCATAGTGCCGCTTTAATAGCCACGGTTCGGCGTCTTTGGTTGGTATCGGTTCAATCGTCATAACTAAAAAGGATAACAAGGCGACGAAATGAAGCGTGAACAACGCTCCACTTGTTTTTGATTGCTTCCCTCACGCTCATTTGTCTTGATCGTTATTTTTGCTTATTTGTCGGTTTTAGGTCAAACACGATTGACCTATTCATCAATTCGTTTGCGTAAATTTGGAACATTTATTTAGCGGAAATGTTGCTGTTCCCTCTGTTCTGCTGAATGACAATCTCGTTGCATCCTGATCCCTCGCCTTCATGCCACCGCTCGAAACGCACCATGACAAGACGGTGCGCGGCTTTAGGGTTGTTCGCTTTGGACTTCGCCATTTCCTCCTTGGCCTCCATCAGCCCCCATGCGTAGCAGTATCCGACCGAAATGAATTTTTCGTATGGCTTTTCCTGCTTCTCGAAATAATACCAGCGATCAACGCGAGAAACTGGCCCTTGCTCATGCGCAGGAATCAGTTTCATCCCCTTCGATTCCAGTTCCAGAATTGCAGATCGGAGCGCCTGCGGGGTTTCGGATTCGATTTCGACATCTACGTCGAAGCCTTCAATTTTGAAGTGTCGTCGGTTCATTCAATAGAGTTTGGTTGGTAATTAGATAGTGTTAAGTGAAATCGAAATTGCAGAACAAATCAGCGATCTCAACGCGCTAAAGCGCGTGAGATGCTTCAGGCGTTCGCTTCAAAAATCATACTTCGCGCATCCTCTGTATTTTCGACGCTAAGAATGCTCCCCGGCTTTCCGTTCCGCGCATCCTGTCCAGCTTCTCCCATAGTTCGGGTGGGAGGGTGATTGATCCCGTTTGGACGTTTCGCCCCAGCTTTCTCCCTGAGCCTTTCCGTTTTCCTCCATGGCTCGCTTTCATGTCGTCGGAATTCTGCTTTTCTCCACTCCGACCTTCTCTAGCCATTCTGCCGCCTGTTCTTCCGTGTCGTGAAGCTCGCCTTCCATCCGGCCTGAAACCCATGTGGCGATTCCTCCCCGAGTTTGACTCCACGCGATTCTGATTTTCCCCTTGGCGAACAGGTCGCCCCATACAGCTTTCATGGTGTTTTCTCCGTCGTTGTGATTGATGATCTTCATTGCGCCTTATGGATACGCGATGAACTTGATTGCGTCAACGTCTATTTCAAGAATAAGTCACTTTGTTTCGAGATCATGCGGTCAGCCATGCAAATAGTGTCGTTGTGCGGAAATGTTGCTGTTCCCTCTGTTATGCCTGGAGAATCCCCCTAGCTTTCGTCACCAGATCTCCAACGCTTCCGTGTAGTTGGTCCTCCACTTCCATCAGAATTATGTCAGCCTCGTCTTTTCGCGCCAGCGACTCTTCCAACTTCGCTCTCAGTTCCTCCACGAAATCCGGAACGATCCGTTGATTCCAGTCCTTTATTGCTGCCTCTGGCGATTTATAGCCGTTATCAAGTATGCAATCACATTTCGAGCATTGAATTGTGTGCCATTGTGATTTGACACTCCACGGCACGTTAATATTTGTGCCGTTTGCCAAGTCACCTGACTTTTCAATCTCCACATCGTTGACCTCTGGACGTCCTCCGCAAAACGGGCATAACAAAGCGGTCGATACAACCGCTACCCGCTCCGAGTCGTTTACTTTTTCTGATTCCATATCTATTTTCCTTTCTTGCCCGCGTTCTCTGGTAGCGGTGCATCACCTAAATCGTTCTCCGGAGGAAGTTCGAAGTCTATGGCGTCCTTGAGGATCTTGAGCGTGCAGTTATTGCCATCCGCTAGGTGGAGGTTTTCCATGATCGTCACCAAGACCGCGTTATGCAGATTGATGTAGCAGTCCTTCGCGTGATCCCGATCGCCGCAGACCTTTTTCAGCAGGTCCACGATTGCGGATTTCGGCATTTTTATGACCTCCTTTTTCCACGATTCATCGAACCGCGAAAAAGACGAAGAACAAGGCGAGTCATTCAACCCACTACTCGGGGTTCCTTGAGTCGTCAAGGATTCCTTTACATCTGATTCTATCTCTTTCATTTTCTCTCAGTGGCTGGATGCTCTTGGTCGTTCGCTGGAAGAATTTGATTCAAGACGGCGCGGACAGTCCTGATTTCTTGAGCGGTCATTTCTCCACAACGTAACCTCATTTCATCGGCTGGCATATCTCGCCAAGCCTCGATGTCATTAGCTAAA